CTGTCACTTCCATACCTGCATGAAGAATCACCGATTCAGCCGGAATATTAAGACATTGGTACACATCAGCCGAAGCTAGTGCAGTACCTTTAGATGTAGTAGCTACAGCTAAGTCAATAGTATTCTGTATTATGTATGGTTTTCTACCTCTAGGAGTATTCCCACTAGCGGCTGTAGTTAAGTTTACGGTTGCCATTAATCAGTCTCCTTTAAGCTAAGTGATACATAGCAGTACAGATTGCTTCAGGGCGAAGAATCTTTCTGCCATACAAATGCATACCACGAACAATATCAGCAAAAGAATCAGGGTCTCTATAAGTCTCTGTCTTGTTGATTTGCTCGGCAGTAGCTACTGAGGATGAGTGTCCAGCTACAATAACACCAAAGTTTGCAGAACTATTAGTTCCTGAAAAGGAAGGTCCTGTTCCTACACTTGGTAAGTTATTAGATTGATACACCTTAAATCCATGTAGGTTATTTAGTATTAAACCATTCTGAAGACCAGAACCACCAAAGTCAGTGTTAAACATTCTTGAATCTTCATCCTTTAATACTTCAATAAACACAGGGTCTAAGACTAACCATCTGCCATTAGTATCCACATTCTGTTGGTCTAGAAGTCTTGACATTCTAGCAATAACAGTCAATGGGTTTCTATCTCCTGCCGCAGGAGCTGCTGTAGTAGCACCACCTGTTCTAGGTTGGATAGCAATAGCATCTGCAGCTGTACCACCAAAGTCGGCAGCATCCATCTGCATAGTAGCTAATAGCTCATCTGTACCTGCTGTAGATACTGCGATACTACCATTAACAGTAGTATTAGTAGCATTAGCCGGTCCATGTAAAGCACTCTGCTTGTAGCCTGACAAGTAACCAAGTACATCTTGGTCAAATTGGTCGGCTAGTCTATAAGCTGCTCTGTTAGAAGCAAGCTCTTGGAAGTTCACATGAGAGTGAGCTTCTTCTATATCATCCACCTTAAAGGCAAAGTAGTTAGCTTTGTCAATAGTAAGTGAAAATTCTTCATCGTCAAGGTCTTGTGGAGTAATTGTAGTTCCACGAGAATATGCCTTAACTGTTATTTCTGGTTCTTTAATAACCTTAACGGAATCGCCCATATTTGCAATCTCTCCAAAGTAGTCAGAGTTAGTGATTGCATCAACAACAGAACCCTTGCGAAATGCAAGTTGAACTTGTTTGCTGTAAATAATAGGACTAAAATTACCGTTAGGTAGGTTACCGTAACCTCCTGCTGTTCCAAATGCCATTTTAATCTCCTTAAACATTTAGCAAATGTACACATAAGTGTACTATAATTTAGTCATTTTACTTTATAAGGACCATTCATAGTTGAGGTTGTACGTGGGATAGCGAGTCCTTTGTAGGCTCATATAATTGGGTAATCTCTAAAGTGGGTCTTTAAGTATAACACAAGTATCCTAGAAAGGGGTTATGTTATACCTTTAGTTACATATAGTTATACTTAAAAATAACTATTTGTCAACATTCTTTTTATCTTTATCTTTAACCATCTCTAAAAAGTTAAAGTTTACACTAAATGACCTGCGTTCTCCCTTTGTTTTAAACGGATATACACAGTGAAATAAGTCAGATGGGAATATGTAAAAGTCACCTACTTGTGGTTTAACCATAAAGTTTGTATTATTATAACCTGATGATGTACCATGAACAAATTGTATGTGTCCATTAGCAGGATGATGGTCTTTATAATCCTCTTCCCATTCTTTTTCTATACCTTCAGGTAATGCTAGATAACCAACACATGACATACTAGAACCAATATGCAAATGAATAGGGTTGTACTCATGTTCGTATTGTCTAACAAACCATCCTGAATTTACTTTGATGCCATAGTTATACTTCTCAACGTCTAAGTTTTTAACACCAAAAGAGTTTCTTTGCTCTGAGTAAGAATGAAACCTAGCTATAAAACTAGATACTTCGTTCATCCAAAGAGCTTCAATCTCTTTATTAAACTCTAGTTCTTGTGTTACTTTACCAACTAATTGGTCAGAAAAGTCAGGTAACTTATCTGTCATTAACGTATTCATAGTCTTGACAAAAGTAGGAGTTAGTTTTTTATAAGCCATTGAAGGACCAAAGGGTGATATATACTCTTCGTTCTTCTTAGGCACATACATTTTTGAGTGTGCTGTCATTTTCTACTCCTATCTAGCTGAACCAGATATGTCATAGACAAAATTGCCAGACCTTATAGCTTCCATTATTGTGTCAGCTTGTTTCTCATACTGTTGAGCAGACATCTTTTGCACAGCAGACTCAAGTATTTTTTTGCCTGATTCTGTTACATCAACTTTTGTCCTTGCAGTTTTTGTACCAACTTCCGAAGCAGCACCCTTATCGTTCTTGCTCTTAGTTGGCTTGCCGATTCCTTTATCTGATTTATACAAGTCAATGGCTCTTGCTGCTGACCTTGCATCATTATCATTTTCATATAATGCATCTTGTACCCATTTTGGTTGTTCATCTGCCCATTGATGAAATTCATCACTATCTCTTATCTCATCAAAGTCAGGATGTATTCTCATTAATTCTACTTCAGCTTTTTCTTTCTTTGTAGATAGGTTCATCTCATCTATTTTTTTAATTCTATCTTCTAATGCTAAAGATTGTTCCTTTGCTTTTTTCATTGCAATAGTTTCAACTATTTGAGCAACATCTGGATATTCATTTGCCCATGCTTCTATATCTTCATCTGACTTAGGCAACTTCATTTCTTTTTTAGTAGCACTTTCTAGTTGATATTTTAAATCATCAAGTTGTTTTTGAAATTCTTTTTCTTTTTCTTGGGTATGTCTTCGTAAATCTCCGTAACGCTTTTTAAAAGTTTTCTCTTCAGCATTAATCGGTGCTTCTTCATCTTCCGTTTTCTCTGTATTAGTTTCAACTCCATTTTTTTGCTCTTTAAGTAGTTGTGCTAATTCCTCTTCATCTTTTTTTATTCTTTCTTCTTGCGTATAAGGTTTACTCATAAACGCAACTTTTTTTGCAGTATTTTCTGTAGTCATTATTTTATCTTGTGCTTCTTCAGCCATTGGTATTCTCCTTTTGGGGGTTATCGTAGCCATTTATATGTTGGGGGATAAGTAGCCTTATTATAGGTTTTTATCGTGCACCTAATCCACGTTTTTGTTTAGGTTTACTTGTAGGTTCGCCTGAACTCAAACCACTTAGTATTTCCTCGCCTATAATTTCACGCATTGTAATAGCATAAGGCGTACCAGAACTACTTCTAATTAAATTTTTTTCTCCTTCATCTAATTCCATAAATCTAGATTTTATACCTTCTTGTAATTCTTTTATTAATTCTTCTCTATCCATGCTATATCCTTTTTAAAAAATGTTTAATTAACCAACCAGAAACATCACCATGTTTTAACTTGTATTGTTTAACATCTTTATGATGTTCAGCGTGGTCACCATCACCAAACACTAGCCAATTCATCCACTTAACACATCTAGGTTTACCATCTTTATGTAGGAAATATGTTGTTAATCCTTCAGCTAATACTACTAGTAGTGAAGGAAAACTAAATCCTACTATAACTCCGTGTATACCAAAAGCATAGTATAATAGACTGATGTATATTAGTAATATTAAATAATAATATTTATGTGTATACATTAAAAATTTATCTTTAAATAAATGTTTTACATACTTAGATTCAATATTGTAATCATAATCTAAAGTAAGTAATTTTAATAAACCTTTTGATGTATCGTGTGGGTCTTCTGCTGTATCATGTTTAGCATGATGTTTATTGTGAACTGCACACCAACCAAAGACTGAACCAGAACCAGACAATAAACCTAATGAAGTACATATATATTTTATAATACTATTTTTAAAAGTAAAAGAAGCATGAGAATAGTATCTATGAAAAGTTATTACCATACCTAAACACATTGTTAAAAAGTATAATATTATTATAACAAAAATATCTAATAAAGTAAAGCCATTTATATAAATATAAAGTATAGAAGCTATTGTATTGACTAATAATAACAATCTTAATTTTTGTCCAGTGCTTTCAAATAATCTTTTCATTAAACAAATCTACCTATTAATCTCCACATAGGTCTTAATATAGTTACAGATAATATATTAAATAGCT